TATCTGCAAGTAATTTTGGAAGTTTGTCAGGTGCTAGACAAGCAGAAGAACAGCTAAACATCAAAGTGAATAAAATATGGATACGTACGTTTGATAGTAGGGTAAGAGATGCACACGCTAGAGCTGAAAGTCACCCACCTATTGCGTTAAAAGATAAGTTTAGCGTTGGGGGTGATTTGTTAGAGTTTCCAGGAGACCCTAATGGTTCGCCCGAAAACGTGATTAGATGTAGATGTGCAATAGGATATGTAAGAAAGGAGGAATAAGATGAATTTTAAAACTATATCAACACAAATAAAAACAGAAAATGAAACTAATGTTATAAGTGGATATGGAAGCATTTTTGGGAATGTGGACAGTCATAAAGATATTGTGATGAAAGGTGCTTTTACTAAAACTATTAAAGAAAGAAAAAGTAAGATAAAAATGTTATGGCAACATGATGTGAAAGAGCCTATCGGAAAAATGTTGAATATGTATGAGGATGAAAAAGGTTTGTTTTTTCAAGCAAAAATTTCCGACACTGATATTGGTAAAAAGGCTATGATTTTAATGCGTGATGGTGTGATGGATGAATTGTCAATTGGTTATCACACAATAAAAGAAGATTACGACTCAAAGAAGAATGTTAACTGCTTAAAAGAGTTGAAATTATATGAAATAAGCACAGTAACTTTTGCAAGCAATCCTTTAGCACAGTTGACTGATGTTAAACATTTACTTAAAGAGTATCAATATAGCAAGGGCAATGTAATGGATATAGTAGCATTAGAGTTATTAAAAAGCATAAAGGCACTTGTAGGTAAAGAAGAGCCGTCTAATGACACTCAAAATAACTTAAGCAAGTCGCTTGAAATAAATGAGCAAGGTCAAAAAGAAATATTAGAACAATTACAAAAATATTTGAAAGGGTGATAAAAAAATGGATAAAATCACAGAAATTTTAGAAAAAATTAAGTCAATCGGCGATGGTAAAGTATCTCAAGAAGCATTTGCAGAACTTAAAAACGCTATTGACAACAGAGATAAAGAACTTGACGAGCAAATGGGTAGTATGGAGAAAAACATGGAGAAACATCTTGCCAAAATGAGTCAAGCTATTACAGAGGGATTCAATAAAGCAAATTATGAAAAACCTCCAGAAGAAGCAAGATTTAAAGATTTTGGTGAGTTTGTTGGTAAAGTAAAAGCAAGAGATATGAGCATCAAAGATTTAGCCGAAGGAGCAGGTAACACAGGTGGTTACTTAGTTCCAGAAGAGTTTAAATCGGAGATTCTTAGAGTGCAATTAGAAAACAGTGTTGTTAGAAACAATAGTGCTAGAATTATTCAAATGAATAGTTCAATGGTACAAATGCCTGCATTGGATATGAGTTCAAATGCTGCTGGTTTTTTGTATGGTGGAGCTGCTGCATATTGGGGCAATGAAAACGCATCTTTTACAGAATCTAACCCAACATTTGACAACGTTAAACTTGAAGCAAATAAGCTTACTGCTTACGTTGAGGATCCAAACGAGTTAGAGCAAGACGCTATTGTAAACATGGGGCAGTTGTTAACTACTATGTATGGCGAGGTGTTAGCGTTTGAAGAAGACTTTGCATTTATCAATGGTGATGGAGTAAATAAACCTCTTGGTATTTTGGCTGCACCAGCACTTGTTACAGTTTCAAGAGCAACAGCATCACAAATACATCCAGTAGACCCAATCACAATGATTTCAAGATTCAGAGGTAACTTAGACAAAGCAGTGTTTGTTGTTAATCAATCTGCATTACCTCAAATTTATCAACTAAAAGACGACAATGGTAACTTTATTTGGCATCCAGGTATGAGTGGTTCGATAGCAACAAAAGTAATGGGTACTTTATACGGTATTCCTATGGTTGTTACTGAAAAAGCTCCTGCTCTTGGAACAGAAGGAGACTTAATGCTTTGCGATTGGTCTCATTACTTAATTGGTGATAGAGGCGGATTAAGAACTGATTACTCACAACACTATAAATTCCAAAACGATCAAATGGCGTACAGATGTGTTGAAAGAGTAGATGGTCAACCTTGGCTAAAATCTGCTATTACTCCTAGAAATGGTGGGTCTACATTATCTCCATTTATAGCATTATCTTAAAATAAAACATAGAAAGGGTGAAAATAAATGAAATTAACTGCAGAAAGAGTTACTACAAGCGTACAAGTTTATCCTACTGCAAGTGCTGCAATTTCGGGTTCGGAGGTTGTCGATATGTCAACTTACAGACACGCAGTTGTTAAAGTATTTGCACATAAATTACCAGATCAGAAGGGTGAAGGTGTTATTACTGCGAGTATCTATGAAACTACAAACACAGTATTAAACGGTCAAGAGGTTGCAGCAAGTGTTGCGACTGGATCTATTACTTCTGCTTCTAATGTAATTTTACAAGCAGAGATTGACACAGCAGATATGACTTCTAACAGCGATTACAGATACGCTTACGCTTATGTTGTATCAAGTACATCAACAGAAGTTTGTGCAGTGATTGAAAGAGACGAAGCAAGAAACGAAGTATAATTAAGACAGTGGTGGCTAGATAGTCGACATTGAAAAGGGTTGTCCTGTGCCCCTGCCACCTTATTTTTACAGGCAATTAATCTATTCAGGAGGGTTATAAAATGAGTAAATATGAAAATATAATAGTGATAGGGCTTCCACATACTGGGGAATTCCTATGGCAAACAACAATGAGCTTGCTTGGTTTATCAATACCAAATGGCTTTAAAGTTTTATATCACATGATAGGTAATAGTCTTGTTTATGATGCTAGAGAAAAAATAGTTAAATTTGCAAGAGAAAAAAAGGCTAAATATACGGTTATGTTTGATAGTGATATGGTAGTGCCTAAAAATTTTTTAGTAAGAACAGTAGGATTATTAGAGGAAAAAGAAGATATACACATGGTGACAGGCACAATATTTAAAAGAACGCCACCATTTCAACCGTGTTTTTATACAGAATTAAATTATGACTTACAAGAGAAAAAGCCAAAACTTACAAGCCCAATTGAATTTCCAGAAAAAGGGCTATTACCTTTGGCTGGTATGGGTTTAGCGTGTTGTACAATTAAGAATGAAGTATTTGACATGATAGATGAAAAGAAGAAAGAAAAAACAGATTATTTCTATCCTTTTCCAAATCTAGGTGAAGATTTAACATTTTGTTTAGTAGCTAGAAAGTGTGGAGCAAATATGGTTTGTGATTTAGAATTAGACGTAGGTCACATTTCAGCAATGCCGATTCATCAAACGCATTATAAAGCTTGTTACGAAGAGTGGAAAAAGAACAACAGCGGTTCTCCTATATTTGGAGAGGGGGCGGTTACAAAATGATTCACTCAATGATGATAGTTAGAAACGAAGAAGGAAGATGGCTTGAGAAGGTATTACAACAACAAAAGGAAATATCAGATAGATTAATAGTATTAGATGATTGTAGCACAGACAACACATTTGACATATGCTTAAGATACGCAAATATGACATATCAAGCAAAAGAAAGAAAATGGCACAACAAAGAATATGAGTTAAGACAAGAGTTGTGGGATATAACTACAGAAAAAGCAAAAGACGGCGATATAATAATCTGTTTTGATGCAGACGAGTTGATTGATGATTTAGAGCTATTTAAAAAAGAGTTGAAACACTTTGAGAATAATTCCGATGCTAATGGAATTATTTATAGACTTTATGATATGTGGAGTGATACACATTATAGAGATGATCAATATTGGAAAGCACATAAAGGTATTTGGGGCTTTGTTGTAAGATACGACAAAAGCAAAGAACAAAAAATCACTCAAAAGAATTTACATTGTGGGCGTTTTCCATACGATGGAGAAACAAAAGTAGCGTTAAGTAATGTTAAAATAAAACACATGGGTTGGAGCAGAGAAGAAGACAGAAAGAAAAAGTATGAAAGATATATGAAAAATGATCCATGTGGTGAGTTTGGTTGGATAGAACAGTATCAAAGTATTTTATATGAAAAGCCTAATCTTGTTGAATTTGGCAAACAGAAAAAAATACTATTATGTGCGCCAGTTCATGAAAAAGAAAAAATATTTAAAGAATATATAAAAGCTTTAAGAGATATCGAAGTTCCAGAAGATTGTGAGATTGTTAAACTTTTTGTGTTGCACAATTCAGAACATTTAAGTAAACATCTTGATAAAGGAAAAAATGAATACTATAAAATTTTAAATGATAAAGTTAATTACAAAAAAGAAGAAAGAACACACATTTGGGAACAAGAAAATTTCAATGCAGTAGTAGGAATGAAAAATTACTTGTTAGATGTTGCAAGGAACGAATCTTTTGATTATATATTTTACGTTGATAGTGATTTGATATTGCATAAAAAAACATTAAACAGCCTAATAAACGCTGATAAAGATATTATATCTGAGGTGTTTTGGACTAAATGGGATAATAGTAATAACAATTATCCAGAAATGCCGAATTCGTGGTTATTCGATCAATATGGCATGAACAATGAATTCATAAATACACTAAGTCAGAAAAAAGATTATTTTCGAGTAGGAATGACTGGAGCATGTGCTTTAATAAAAAGAAAAGTATTTGAAGAAAAGTTTGTGAATTGGAATCCAATTCACAATATATCTTATAGTTCATGGGAAGACAGAAGTTTTTGCATAAGAGCTGCAGCAGCGGGATTTGAGATATGGACAGATACAAATTATCCTGCAATACATTTATATCGCGAAGAAGAGTATGAGAAATTTGTAAAAGGTGGTGGAATAAATGAATAAGTTTTTTACTACTGATGATAAAAAAGTAACGCACGTAGGTAAATTTAAATTACCGCGTGTATGGTGGTCAAGACCTTACGAATACTTTTGGGCAATGGAGTTTGTAAAAGAAGGCGAAACGGTTCTTGATGTTGGGTGCGGGATGGAACACCCTTTTAAACATTATTTAGGAAGTATTTGTAAAAAAACAGTAGCATTAGACACAAATAAGCTAGTAACAGAGATAAAAGATGAAAATGTTGAATTTGTTCATGGCGATATATTAGATTTTGAATATAAAGAAAAGTTTGACAAAATCTTTATTATTTCGACATTAGAACAAACAAAAGAAAGACTCGATGAAAAGCTAGTAAACATTAAGAAATTACTTAAAAATTATGGTTTAGTTGTTATTACTAGTGATTATCCTAGCGTAAATTGTAAAGAATTAATTGAAAAAGCAGAAAAAGCAGGATTAGTTGTTGAAGGTGAGTTTAACAATGAAATTCCAGAGAACGCAATTAAAAATAATATGTATGGCATAACTGTTTATAGTCTAGTATTAAAGCATAAAGCAGAAACTAAAAAAACAACAGTACAAAAAGTGGAAGATAGAAAAACGAAAGTTGATAAACCTAAACTAACAAAAAAGAGATGATAAAAAGTGCCTAGAACTCAAATAAAACAATTTACATTAACTGGACAAGAAACAAAAAAAGAGATTAGTAATATTTGGATAAAATTTATTGATTCAATAATTGAATTAGACGTCAATTCTAAGTTAATATTAAGGGGGAGTGGCGTGGAGATATTTGAAAAACCTTCTACTGGAGTATCGTCCGTTAATTTGATTACAATTGATACTACAGAAAATGGAGTTGAAATAGTAGGCGCAAACAGCAACAGACGTAATTTGATTATACAAAACCAAGGCAATTCTCCTATTTTGCTAAATTTTAGTGATGATGTATCTATAACAAACTATAGAATGATATTGCCAGCAGCAAGCGGAATAAGAAGTGGAGACGGTGGTTCTTTCGTTACGGATATTTATAAAGGCAATATAAAGGGTATTACGGAAGCAGACTCATCAATAATATCTGTTTTTGAGGAGGAGGTATAATGTTAAATACTAATAGAACTATTGCAGATTTTACGTTATTTAAAGGGATTGGAAACTTGCCTTACACAAACGTAATAGTATTTGTGCCACGAGGTATATGCGATAGCAAAAAATGGGAACTGCTTTCAAATTCGGATGATATAAGAAATTTGCCACGAACTTACTTAGACACTCCAACAAAAATGACTATTGCCAGCGAAAGCAACGATGATAACTTTAATGGAATAGGAGCACAAGCAGTCATTGCAGCAGGATTAAACGAAAATTATGAATTGTATACAGAATTTTTGGCGTTAGATGGACAAAATCCAGTTTCTACGCAAGGCGATTATATAAGATTTTTAGAAATGCTTGTATTTTCTATCGGCAGTAATACAGACCCTGATACAGGCGATAAAATACAAGTTGGGAATATATGGTGTGGTTTAGGCCCTTGGGTAAATGGAGTTCCAAATCATAAATTATTAGGGATTGGTGAAGGAACTTTTTATAATGACCCTGACTCACGAGAAGGAATTTTTACAATACCAACAGACGTATTAGGAGTTATTAGATCATTAAAAGTTACTGTAAATTCAGAAGTAACGGCTGTAAACAGAAGAAACGGTGTAATAATTCAATTTGCTGTAAGACCGCCGGGATTTGATTTTTTTTTTAAATTCACCCCATTTTTTGTGCAAGATCAATTTGATATTATACCTGAAATTTCACCTATTCCTTCTAGATCTGATATACAATTCAGAGTGTTGGGATTTGATAATAAAGAAAAAAATGTAACGGTTGAAACTGGAATAGAACTCATAAAGGTGGAATGAATATGTTTGTTGATAATTTAGCAATTGAAAAAACTACTTTGACAGTAGACGAAAACAAAAAAGTTGATTCTGGATGCGAACAAAAATACATTTACTGTATTAAGAGAAAATCTAATGAGATACTTAAGTATTCATTATGTGGCAGAACTGCGACTATAACAGATGAAACTGTAAGTGCAGGAGATACTTTATTTGCATTTACGTACAACATACAAACAATAAGAGGAGCGTGCAACTAGGAGGTGAAGCATGTCAAATAATTGGAATAGAAGAAGTGGTGTGAGCGATCCTTACCAAACTATAACACAAAAACCTTATCAAGATATTAAATTAAAAGTAACCTCAGCACCAACTCTAACGCTAGTAAGTAAAACAGAAACAAAAAATTACTTGAAAATGTCAAGCGATACAACGGATGATGATATAGTAGAAGATTTAATAAGTGCAAGTCAAGGTATAATAGAAAGAGAGCTTGGTGGCTTATCATTAGTACCAACAGGAATAACTCAGTATCAAAGAGGCGGTGTAGAGACTATAGAGCTTATGAGAGTGCCAGTAATTGGCACTCCTACAGTGAGTTATTATGAAAATTTTGAGACTGTAACAGCTACAAATATAACAGCGACAACACATTATAGAGTTGTGCAAAATGAACTTTATAATGTGAATGGATACTGGGAAGAAGGTAGGAATGGTGATGGCTATACTATACAGTATGAGGCAGGATACTTTACGGCAAGTAATTACACATCGTCTACAGACCTAGCATTAAATGTTTTTAAAACAGCAATTTTAAGAACAGTTGCTTGGTTGTACGAACAAAGAGAGGAAGGAATAACAAATATTAAAGAAGGTGAATGGTCAGTAACTTATGATAAAGAATTACCGAGTGGGATTAAGCGTTTAATCATGCCATATCACACGGGAAAGGGGTTGATTTAAGTGGGAGTAAGAAACAGAAGTGCAGAAGCGTTAGGAGAAGTTGGATCTAAGGAAATAACAACAGGGGGAGCAGTTACGCCACCAACGGGTTATTATTTTTTTCGATAGTACCTCTTGCAGATATTGTAGTATCAGCACAGGGGAATGTTGCAGGGGCAACAAATGCAGATCTAACAACATTTACAAGCATTCCCGCAGGAATACCAATTTATGGAAAATTTGATAGCATAACTGTTAACAGTGGCGAAGCTATCGGCTATTTAGCAGCAGAGTAGGTGAAAAAATGTTGAATAATAGTTTAGGTTTAAACTTAAGCAAAAAAGCAAAAAACAAATATGTTGCTAACTTTGATTTAGACGAGCTATACAATGCTGGTGATGTACTAGATATAAGTACAGTAGAAAACACACCACGAGCAGTAGTAATAAGAGGATTAAAGATGTGGTTTGTAGGATCTCAAAATGCTATTATATATGAATATCATTTAACTGTTAGTGGCAGAGTTAGAGACGCAATCTACAGCGGAAACAGTCTTGATTGTAGCAGTTTTGAATCAAACCCTTCAAGCTTAACACTGAGTCGATGTGGTATGTATATGCTTGTGGGAGGATTTACAAGCGACTCAGTACACACAATAGAACTTGCAACAGCTAACACGCTAGACGGAGCAAGTAGAAACGCTAGCAAGACATTAGACATTAGTGCAAAAGTGGCAGGGTGTCAAGGCATATCACTTTCAAATGGAGATTTGAAACTTAATATAATTGATGCTACTACAGACAGTATATATAGGTATACCGTTGATGTAACAGATATATCAAGCGGAACTTATGAAGGTGTTAAGGATATATCTTCAATCGAAAGTGCGCCTCAAGATATTTATTTTTTAAACGATGAAAAGGCAATAATAATAGGTACTGAAACTGACTCAATAAACGCTTTAGATGTGAGAGGCGATATTTCTAACTGGTCTAAAATAACTGGCAATGATTACAATATAAGTACAGTAGAAAACACACCACGAGGTTTATGGGCAAACAATAACGGAACACGTATAGCAATTTGCGGAAGTGAAACAGGAGAGATAAAAACACTTAATATAGAATACTCAAACTACAGAATATTGCAAGGATATGAGGTTGATGGTGTTGATTATCAAATAAATACTCAAAGTGGCACGTCTGCATATTGTGCAATCGCTATACATGGTGGAGGTATCGAAAGAGGTAGTCAAGAGACACAAGAAGCTTTTCAAACTCTTACAGGATATCAAGGTGCATCATTTGAGGGATTAAAATCTAGCGGTAACTTTGTCATGCACATTACAAGCGTTAAGTTCGATGTGCCAGATGTAGTAGAAGTAGTGCGAAATTCTGATAGATGCGTGAGTTTTCATGGCGTTAGCGGAGACGAATTGTTTACTCACGTTGGCGGTAGTTACGATTCTTTAAGATCAGCAACTGAAACAGAATTAGTAAGTGCTGGATTTACTATAAGTGAAGTACCAGAATATTTAGATGGAAAAAGTCGAGAAAATATTGCAAACAAATGTGTTCTAGGCGAATCCTTGCAGCTTGAAATTTCAAAAGGACAAAGAGATTTATTAAGAACATCAGCAAGTGTAATGACAGCATTTATAACAGCAGTAAAAAATGCAATAGATGGTTTGTAGGAGGTGTTAAATGTTAACTAGATTACCACATCGAGTAGTAGTACAAAACGAAATAAGGACAGAGTTTGAAGGTGGCGCATATACATCGAGTTGGACAACAGATTCGACAGAGTGGGCAAACGTACAATTTGATGATAAGTCAAAAGAAACATACTCACAAGAAAAAAATCAACAAATGACATATGTTAACGTTATAATGCGACAAGATGTAAATTTGACAAATAGAAATAGATTGCTTTTTAATAATAATATACTCGTTATAGAAGACGAAGGTGATCCAACGTATAGAAACAGAATGAAAAAAATTAAATGTAGACTAGAACAACAAACAACTGCTACAGAAGAAGTTACTTATGTATTGTTTGTGCCGAGCGGGTCAGACTGTTTGGTTACAAGAGATAGTAAAACGTTTAAGATAAAGGAGGCAAGTTGATGGCAGATTATGAAAGTAGTTTTACTGGACTGCAAATAGATGCAGGGATAACTAGAGCTAACACGTGTGCAGAAAATTCAACAGCGAATGACACAGATGCAAACTTAAAAAAAAGAGCAAATCACACAGGAACGCAAACAGCATCAACTATAAGTGATTTTGATACAGAAGTAAGCAATAATACTAACGTAGCAGCTAATACAAGTGCAAGACATAATGCTGTTACAGTAAGTGATACAAATACATTAAATTTGACATTAACTGGGCAAGAAATAGAAGGTGAAGTATTAGGTGTTAAAGACACAAACACATCAACAGGAGGTACATTTGTTGAATTTTACACATGTACACAAGCTGAATATGATGCAATAGGAACACCTGGTACTAATACATTATATATCATTACTACTTAGGAGGTTTATATGAGCATAAAACTAGGTAGTACATCAATAAGTAAACTATACTTAGGAAGTACAGAAATACAAAAAGCCTTTTTAGGAAGTACGGAAGTGTTTACAGTCAATGGTGGAGCATGGACACCAGCTAAATTAAGTACAGAATTATGGCTAGATGCTAGTGATTCAGGCACTATAACAGAATCAAGTGGAGCAGTAAGTCAGTGGGCTGATAAGAGTGGTAATGAGAATAATGTATCACAAGCTAATAGTTCGCTACAACCTTTAACTAACACTAATACTTTAAATAGTAAGAATGTTATTTATTTCGATGGGTCAGACTTAATGAATGCAACTTTTGAAGCAACATTAACACAACCTAACTCTGTATTCGCAGTTTTCAAAAGAAAAAACTTAGATAGTTTTCTTTTTGATGGGGTTAATGATATAAACAGACACACTTTTACATTTTATTTAGCAGATAGTAAATATTTTAGTTTCGCTGGAAGTTTACTATTTGGTAGCGTTTCAGATACTAATGCACATATGATGGGTTCAGTGTATAACTCTAATAGCTCTGAAATTTTTATAGATGGTACATCTGACGCTAAAGGAGATGTTGGGACTCAAGATATGGATGGAATTACTCTAGGGGGTAGATACAATGGACAACAATATTATGATGGAGACATAGCAGAAATAATAGTTGTAGATGATATACTATCTGAATCAGATAGACAAAAGCTTGAGGGTTATTTAGCGCACAAATGGGGGTTAGAAGGTAACTTACCAGCATTGCACCCATACAAATCTAGTCCGCCAACAGTTTAGGAGGTGTAAATATGAATTATATAGTATTTGATACACACAAGCAAGTTGCAGAAGCGAACGGCAGATGGCTATATGCTAGAAGCCAAGCACCTGAGTATGATAGAAAGTTAGGAGTATCTGTAAACCCACAAATTACTAGTGCGTGGGATTATGGAAAAGAAATGCTTGATGGTAGGGTAGCTTGTCAAGTACCTGCTTTATGGAAAACTGAATTCATGAATGGTGTAGGCATAGAAACAGAATTAACAGCAGATGATTTCCCGCCAGAACAAAGTGAAATATAATTTAAACGATGTTTTAAAAGAAGCATTAAAAGAAATAGAGAAGGAGGATTCAAATGTCAAACGCTATTCAAATCGAAGTAAGTGGAGAAGAACAGTTGAGAAGAAGGTTGAGAGATTTACCAGAGCAAATTCAAGAATCTATACTAACAGAAATGATTGAAACAGCTATAACGCAAATAGAGACAGAAGCAAAACGCAATTGTCGAGTTGATACAGGACGTTTAAGATCGTCTATCCACACAGAATATAAAGCCCGTAGAATCTATGATTATACAGACGATGCAGGACGTGGATTCAGCGGAGACTTAAACATTGATATACAAGATAACGAAGTTGTTGTCGGTACAAATGTTGAATATGCGAAAACAATTGAGGCTAGATATCCTTTTCTATTTCCTGCGTTAGAAAGAGCAAAACCAGAATTGAAAAGAAGATTGATGAACATTATAAGGCAAATGAGGTGATATAATGTCAGCTATGTGGGAAACACAGAAAGCTTTATATGATACACTTTCCGAAGATTCAACGTTTATGGCATTAATAAATAATAGAATTTATGATGAACCACCTACAAATGAGCAATATCCATTTGTAGTGATTGGTGAATCAACAGAAATAAGAGAAAACAGATTAAACCAAATAGGATATGAAACTACTGCAATATTTACAATATATGATAAGTCAGGTGGTTTAGGCACTTACAATATAAAAGCAATATACGATAGAATGAATACATTGTTAAATATGAAAAGACTCAGCATGGATAATTACACAATGGTAATATGTATGCTAGATAATGCTTTTACTGCTAGAGATGGCGATAAAAGATTAATGAATGTTAGATATAGAGTTATTGCACATTAATAACTTTAAATAAAAAATAAAAATTAGGGGGTAATATTATGTCAGAAGCAACATTTGCGCATGGAAGTACGCTAAAATTAGGTTCAGATACAACATTAACAGAATTAACAGCAATAAACGGAGTAGATATGTCAGCAGATGCGATTGAGGTAACAAATCACGATTCACCAGACAGATACAGAGAATTTATACAAGGATTAAGAGATGGTGGAGAAATTGCAATCGAGGGGAACTTTACTACTTCTACATCTACAGAGCTTTACACTCAGTTTAACACAACTTCGCTCGTAAGTTGTACAATTACATTACCGACAAAACCAAGCAACTCACAATGGGTAGCAAACGTATTTGCAACAGGTCTTGGTACATCAGCACCAATTGATGACAAAATTCCATTTACATCAACATTAAAAATTACTGGAAAACCAGTTTTATCACAAGTATAATTAATAATTAAAACAAGGAGGAATAAGAAATGACACACAGGACAATTGAAATTAATAATAAAGAATATAAACTAAGATATGATTTTAACGCAGTATGTGAAATAGAAGAAAAAAGCGGTAAATCTATAATGCACATTGCAAGTACAGAAAACATGGGAGTATCTACGATAAGACTGTTGTTGTGGGGTGGACTAAAGCACAACAACGAAGGAATGACAGTTAAGCAAGCGGGAGAATTAATACAAGAATACATGAATGCAGACGGAGAGCTTGAAAATTTAGTAACTAAAATAACAGAAGCTATAACAGAAAGCGGTGCATTCGGAAAAAACTTGAAGGCGGGGGAGAAGTAGAGGAAACTTCCTCCCGCTCTTTTATTTTAGAGTGTGAGAAAATTGCTTATTCTCACGGAATTAGACCGCAAAAATTTTGGAAAATGACCTATAGGGAATATACTATATTTGTAAGTGAAAATATACGAAGATTTGAAATAGAACAAAAGTTAGAGTGGCAAAGAACAGCAAGTGTATTATGTTTATTGGCAAACATTAACAGAGATTCAAAAAAACGTCCTAGAGCTTACGAAATTGATGATTTTATGCCAGAGTCAATGAGAGAAAAGAAAAAACAACAAAATATGACACCTCAGGCTATGTATGAGGCGTTAAAACTAGCAACAATTAGAGCAGGAGGTGAAGTAATTGAGTAGCTTAGGAACAATGTATGTAAATATATTGGCAGATACAACACAATTTCAAAGAAGCATGCAGAGATTGGGAACAACACTAAGTAATGCAGGAGATAAAATAAAAAATGTTGGAAAAACATTGTCAGCAGCATTGACATTGCCAATTGCAGGTCTTGGTATTGCAGCAGTTAAAACAGCATCAGACTTTGAAAAGCTTAAAACTCAATTAAACGTACTAACAGGCAGCGCTGAAAAAGGTGCTGAAACATTTGAAAAATTGTTGAAATTTTCTGCAAGAACACCGTTTCAAATGAAAGATTTATTGCGAGCTACTACTACAATGATGGGATTTGGAGTTTCCGTTGAAGACTCTTTAGACTATTTGAAATTACTAGGTGACGTATCGGCAGGAGCTGGTGGAGATTTACAAGGTATAGCACTGGCGTTTTCTCAAGTTGCAGGAGCTGGTAGATTGATGGGTCAAGACTTAAATCAGATGATTAATAATAATGTGCCACTAATAAAGCTTTTAGCTGATAGTATGAATGTAGCAGAAGGAGAAGTAAAAGATTTAGTTTCAGAAGGCGAAGTTGGCTTTCAAGAGGTTGTAAAAGCGTTAAGACTCGCTACCGAAGAAGGTGGAATGTTTGAGAATGCAATGGCTCAGCTTTCTACTACTATGGCTGGTCTTGCATCTACTTTATTTGATAATGTTAATATAGCACTTGGTGAGTTAGGTAAAGAAATAATACAAGTGTTTGACTTGAAAGGTTTGTTGGATAAGTTTATAAATGGTATTAGATTTTTAACAAATGCATTTAAAGCTTTATCACCAGCAACTAAAAAAGTATTAATTATTTTTACAACTTTAGTTGCGGTTATACCGCCACTTTTAGTTGCATTTGGCGCGTTAGTAAGTTTAGGAAGTGGGTTAGTAGCTTTTTTGGAAGCAATAACGATAGAAGGAGTTGCGGTAGCAGGAGCGTTATCTTATTTATCAACAATTAGTGCAATATTAGTAACATCATTTGCAACATTATTTGCTAAAAGTAAAGACTTTAGAAACTCTTTGCTAAAAAATATAAAAGATGCAGTAAACGGAATAGAAACAATAGTAAAAATGAATTTGCCAAAAATAAAAGCAATTTTTAAAGAAACACTAAATACAATAAATATCTTTTGGAAAGAACATGGCGAAGAAATAAAAAGATTTGTAAGGCTTGCTTATAAAACAGCTGTTTTTATAGTCAAGGAAGCTTGGCAAGCAATAGCAATTATAATACCACCTATATTAGACTCTATACAACGTGTAGTAAAAATATTTGGAATGATAGTTGAGAAAGATTGGGATGGTATTTGGGAACAAATACAACATATAACGCAAAATGCGGCGGTTGTGTTATATGCAATTGGAGCAAAATTGTTAAATACTTTGGTAAGCGTTTTTTCGGTAACTTCACGTGAGCTACTTTCTATTTTCAAAGAACTTTGGGAAGATAAAAAAGCTATATTTTTATCTTTTGCAAGTTGGTTCATTAATAAAATGGTAGCATTTGGTGAGAAAATTTTGCAAGCTGTTATAAGTGGCATAGAACAAAACATAGGCAACATGATAAATAGCATTAAAAAAATTGGAACAACTATTTTGGAAGGTTTAAAAATAGCGATTACGGGTGGCGACCTAAAAGACTTTATGAAAAAGCAAGGGCATACTATGGTATCAGGAATTAAAAACGGATTAGACGTTGATTGGACACAAGGATTAAAGTTAAGGATGAACAATGTAAAAATACAAGTAGAAAAATTATCAAACGATGTTAAAAAAAGTGCAGAAAAAAATTTAAGTGAAACAAGATTTTTTGCTAAGATAAAAGAGCTTGGTAAAAAAGTAACTACAGATTTTGCGGGTGCTGTAAGCAATAATAAATCATCAGTTGCAGAAGCGGGAAAAGAAGTTGCGGAGACAATCGCAAAAGCACTTGCGTGGGCTAGATCATTAACACAACTTGAATTTGATAAGTTAGAAATGAGTTTTGAAACGTTTAAAACTACTATGGATTCTGCAAAAGATAAAATAAAGATATTAGCAAAAGAATTGGAAGCTCTAAAAGAAAAGTTTAAAGTACAAAAAACTTTTGTAGATACTTTATCAGTTGCATATAATAAAATGAAAATTGAAAAAGGCGAAAACGCGGATGAAACTAGAAAGTTATGGCTAGAGTTGGAAAAAGAAAAATTACAAATGCAAGGAATTCAAAACGCGGTTGCAAATGTAACAAAAGAATACATGAAGGCTAATTCGGTCTTAAAAGATTTTATAGAAGAAAATGATAAGCTTTACAAAAGAGTTGGAAAATCTAACATATACACAGAAGTAGACACAAGCACAGCAACAAGAAACGCTTATAAAGAATATCAAAACACAAATCGTGATGCAATAAACAAAATAAGCAGAGAGCGTGGAGTTGATCTTGGTGTTGCGACTGCTATGTTAGCTAGTCAACGAGGAGAAAATGAATTTGGCGGAGTAAGCACTGGAAACATAACTTTAGGCGGTAAATCTTTATCGGAGTTATCTGGTAAAAGTACAACAGTAGTAAACGTGACAGGCAACAATATTATGAACGATAGAGATGCTGACAGACTTGGTGATATGCTAGTCAACAAGTTGAAAGTTGCGGGGGTGAGATAATGTCAGTTACGCTAGAAATTGCAGGAGTTGACAAGACTTCACTTTTACGTATTAATACTATTAATAAACAAGATGTTTTAAATCAGCGTACTACTTGTAGTTTTAGACTTGTAGATACTACAGCAAGTTATCGTCCGCAAATCGGTCAATCTGCTGTACTAAAGCTAAACGGGACTAAAATTTTTGGTGGTATAATATCAAACTTAAACGAGGCTAGCTTACATAGAAGCATTTTGTGGCTTGCTTATGATGTAGTATGTGTTGCATACGATCAACTATTTGATAGACGTAGAGTTGCGGAAATATACGAAAATGAAACAGTAGAAAATGTAATATTTGACATTGTTGACAATTTTGTTACTGGCGAATCTATAACAACTGCAAGCGTTAACGCAAGTGTAAGCATAACAAAAGCGATATTTAATTACAGAAAAGCTAGCGACTGCTTAGATGAGCTAGCGGAACTAATTGGATACAGCTGGTATGTTGACTTTGATAAAGACTTAAACTTTTTTGAACGTTCTGCAAATACTGCACCATTTGCTTTAACAGACACGAGTGGTAATTATAGAAATATACAAGTTATAAAAAATATAGATGATTACAGAAACACTCAATACGTAAGAGCAGGTCAAGATATAACAGATCCTCGAACGGAAAATTTCGTTGGTGATGATGCAAGAAGATCTTGGACTTTAAAATATCCAGTTGCAAAGGTACCATCTGCAATTACGGTGGGAACATCGAGTCAAACAGTAGGAATTTTTGGTGTTGAGACTGGAAAAGATTTTTATTGGAATAAAGGAGAAAAACAAATAGTACAAGATGATAGCGGTACAACTTTATCAAGTACGGACAATTTGGATATTACTTATCAAGGACTATTTCCAATTATTGTTCAAGCGATCAAAGATACTGAAATCAGCGACAGAGCAACAATTGAAGGTGGTAGCGGTATTTATGAAGACGTACAAGATGAACTTAACATCGATGTTGACGATTACGCGGAAGAACGTGCAGTATCATTATTACGAAAATACGGAGAAATACAAACGCGAGTGGAATTTGAAACTGACACATACGGTTTAAAAGCAGGTCAATTAATAAGCATAACGAACACTATACACAATTTAAATGAGACTTTTTTAATAAGTAATGTATATATGAGTGATTTAACTCAAGAAATAATGCGTTATCAAGTAACAGCACTCAGCGGAGAAAAGATTGGCGGTTGGGTAGACTTTTTTAAGAAAATGACACAACAACAACAACAATTTGTAATAAGAGAAAACGAAGTATTATTAAGATTAAGGCAATTTAAAGATAATTTAAAATCAGTAGAAACATTTTCTGCAAGTAGTGCAGCACCATTGACAAGAGTTGGTACAGCGATTGTCGGATTTTCGGAGGTGGGAGCTTGAATAATAATATAAAATGTAATGTGAATGTTGAAATAGGTGTTTTTGAAGATGGTAAATTGAAAGAAGTAATAAAAGAGCACAACATTGTAGTAACGCTTGGTAAAACGCTTATATGTGATTTGCTAAATGGTACTAGCGGAGTAACAGGACTTAATTATTTTGCTTTAGGAATAGGAGCAACAACAGAAGCATTAGCAGATACAACATTAGATACAGAAGTATATAGAGATACTTTTACTCAAACTACAGTCACAAGTAATAATATTAATATAAAATATTTTCTAAGTTCTAGTGATGCAAATGGAAACGAGCTTACAGAAGCAGCGTTGTTTGGAGACAACGCAACAGGGGCAACAGATAGCGGGACACTATTTGCAAGAGTAACACATAGCGGTATTACTAAAACTTCAAGTGTAGCTGTAACTTATAGTTGGGATATAACTTTTACGACATAGGAGGTATTATGGTAAATTTAGAAGCGATTGAAAATAAAAAAAAGCATATAGAAAAACAAATAGAAGCATTGAAGAATAATGAACAAGTTATTGCGAAAGTTGGCGGTACAGTAAGCGTAAATAAACAACATGAAATAGATTTTCAAAATGTTAGATTATCGTATTTAGAAAATTTAAAAACAATGACAGAAGAAGAAATAATTATTGAAAAAGATATTATAGAAACGAGCTTGCCAAAAGAGGCTTTAAATTGCAAATTTGGCATGATGAGCGGACTTGATGAAGAAACAATACAAAAAATAATGAAATTGGAAAAAATAGATATAGCGTTGGGGGTGATGTAATTGGCATACTCAAAAACAACTTGGAGTACAGGAGACGTCATTACTGCTGCATTATTAAACAACAATGAAAATGGTACTGAAAATGCACTACTGCAAAGTGGTGACACAAGAGGACTAAGTTTAGCAAATAATCTGACATTTGTGAGCGGAGCAGATAGACGCTTTGGATTAACAGATAATTATAATCTGTTATTTTTAATAAACAATTTAGAAAAAATGAGATTAGACACAAGCGGAAGACTAGGCATAGGAATAACACCCGCTTATTCTTTACATGTAGCTGGAGATATTTTAAATCAAGATGATAAAAATGGAATTGTTTACAATATAATTAAAAATTCAAATTTTGTAGTAGGGCAAAACAGATTTGTAGAATATCAAGCTCAAGGTACTAATAACACTGTAAATGGAATATTTAAAGCAGGCTCAGATACTTCGAACTATGGGAGCATTCAATATGGCTCGATATCAAATCATGATGTGCTATTTCTAATAAATGGCGTAGAAAAAATAAAATTAAACACATCTGGGCATCAAATAAATCAAAGTCGTTTGGGTTTAAATGGAATTGTCCCTATTATTGATTTACACTTGAACGAAGCTATTCAATTTGGTAACAGCGCAACAGCTACAAATAATTCGCACATTACAAAAAATGGTGCAGGCGGTTTCCAGTTTTGGAAAGGCAACTATGGTTCAGGAACAAAGATTTGGGAAGTAGACGGTAACGGTAACGTAACAGCACAAGGGGCAGTAGACGCAACAGACTTAAAAGTTAATGGTGATACAATATTTTTTGTAGACCAAAGTGGAACACTTGATACTGTTTCGGGAGGTTCAACAACATCTGCAACTTATGCCCTAATCGAAACAATTACATTGCCAGCGGATATTGTTTCGGACGTTAACCAACTAAGAAGAACGATTCTAAGTTCATTTAGCGTTCTATTTAGTTCTCAATTTACTGTTTCACCAACTGCTACGCTTGGCGGGAAAATAACTTATCAAATAGGCGCAGGAGCAGAAACAACTATTATTGACGAAACATTTGCTCAAGATAGTAGTATATCTTATACAGACGAAGCCATAAGCGTAGACAGCGTCGACATCAACACTACTGTATACATTAGGTTTTATGGTAAGACTTCGAATTCAGGGAACGCTTGTCAGTTACAATCAGGAAATGTCAAAGGCAAGCTATTACTAGGATTAAATTCTTAATAGGAGGATAAAAAATGTATTTAGCAATTAATGAAGATTTACAAATAATTAAAATGTCAGATGAGATTCTTAAAGATGATTCGCTTGAAATCATTGAACTAAAAGGCATTGATTTAGAAACATTTAGAACAAAAGGGCACAAAATAGAAATAGTTGATAATGTTAAAACTTGTATTTTAAGTAATGCGAGTGAAGTAAATACATTACTAACAGAAGCTGAAATTGACGAAAAAGTAGTTGAAAAGATACGTGAGAAGTACGACATAAATAAAGAATCGAAAATGCTGCGACTAGGAATTTTAGATAAAACAAATGCGGAGTTTGTAGAGTACAACGAATATGTAGAGCAATGCAGGGCCTGGGGATAAACTGAAAAAGACAAAATTACGGAGTAGACAATGACGGAAAAGTCACTTATAAAATTAGCAATGCAAATCATATTAGGCTTAGTAGCAGTTATACTGAGTCTAAGTATTTTTTTTAATCTTTTATCTTACATTTTTTGCTTATTTTTAGTTTTTCAAGTATTTAACTATACAGAATATCCAGTAATTGATAGTCAAAACATAAAAATAGAAGGGAGTGAAAATAATGTGGATAGCACCAAAGCCACCAAAGCCACCGAAACCTCCAAAGATTCAGAAACGGAGAAGTAACTGGTTCAGTAAGATGTGGGATAGAATTTTTAACAGGAGGAAATGAGTATGCAACAACAATTAGTAGAAAGTGGAATGTTAGAAAAGATTTTAAATTTTGTAGTTACGCAGGGAATATGGTGTTTAGCGTTTTTTTTATTGTGTACTTTTGTTATGTACGTAGTATTAAAACAGCATAACAGAATTATGAAACACTTTGATTTTTTAGAAAAAAATAATAAAGAGAACACACAGCTTTTACAAGAAATAAAAGTAGAACAAAAAGAATCCAGAAGTGAAATCAAAGAAATTAGACAATGTTTACAAGGAGGGATTAAAAATGTTGGATAGATTAAAGCATCCGTTATTTATTGCAGCAATAGCAGGTTTTACGTATCAAATATTAAAACATTTCAATGTAGAAATAGATCAAGAAATGTTTAAACTAGGTGCTGATTTAATATCATACATGCTAATTGGTAGCGGTATTTACAGCACATTTCCAAGAAAGGAGAAATAGATGATAAAAATAATTATAGACTCGGGACATGGTGGAAAGGATGTTGGCGGTGTTGGAAAGTATATAGAAAAAGATATAAATTTAGAAGTAACATTAAAACTAAAAAAGCGTTTGCAAATATTTGATAACGTCGAAGTATTAACAACTAGAGAAACAGATACTTTTGTTGAACTCAGCGATAGAACTAATTATGCTAATAATTTAAACGCAGACATTTTTATTTCAATTCATCATAATTCATCTATTTCAAATGCACGAGGATATGAAGCTATTTATAGTGCTTTCAGCGAAAAAGGTAAGCATTTTGCTGAAATACTATGTGAAGAATTCTCAAAATATAAAACTAAACATCGTGGAGCGTTTTTCAAATTTAACTCAAAAGAACGTGATTATTTTCACGTTATAAGAGAGACAACAATGCCAGCAGTAATCGGCGAATTTGAGTTTGTACAACACGAAGTAAACGTTGACGAAGAAGTTGAAGCATACTTTAAAACAATTGTAAGGTACTTTAATCTTAAAGAAAAACAAGAAGAAAATAAAGAACATTGGGCAAAAAAACATTTTGATTCAATAAATTTAAATGGATTAAAATTACACGAAATGCGTTTTGATGATGCAATCAATCGCGGTGAAACTTTTAAATTAATAGATGAATTGCTAAAAAGAATCGTGCATTTAGAAGAATTATTAAAAGATCACTTAGAAGATTAGACAGTAAAAGACGACCTTTTAAAAAGATCGCCTAAAAGCTAATAATGATGATTTATTCATATTATACCTTATTTGACAATTTTGTCAAGTTATTGTACAATAAAGAAGGTTTGAATCGTCAGAAGATTTAGTGAGTATATTCATTACTTCTTCTTTTTTTCTTAACATATAATATAAATAATAATAGATATGACGTATTTTCCAAAGTCGATGGAAGATACGTCTTTTTTTATTTCTTTTAAAACAATTTTTACGCACACAGAACGTTGTCACAAAGATTTATATACATCTATAGTATAATTACACTTAGTTTTTAAATATGAGCACGATAGATAGCTTAGAATTGAAATTTATAAAAAATAAAAATAATTAAACTTTTTTGTGTATAATGCTTGACATTTGTCTATTGTTTGTTGTATAATGAATTTAGAGATAAGGGAGAGGGCAACAAAACTTATCAAATAAAATTTTTAGGAGGATATTAAATGTTACTATTAGTTTTAACTTTTACAGTAGCAAGCTTGTTTTGTATATTAGCTTGTTTGCTGGAAAACATAATTTGGAGGTTATATAAATGAAAAGAAAAAGAATTGAAATTAGATTAGATGAAGGGCAAGAAAAAATTATTGAAAAAGATTTGAAAGAAGGGAGATTTGCTGGATGGTCAGCAGCTGCTAGATTTTATATGAATGTGGGAATGAAAACATTAGAGAAAAAAGACAATAACGCTTGACATTTGTCTATCATTTATAGTATAATGAAGACAGAAAAAATAACAAGGGGGATTCAAAATGAATGAAGATTACGCAATTGAAGAGTTTGATTGGACAGAGGAAGACGAGAAAGCATTTCAAGATGAACAAAGGAGGGGAAAGTAATGAATATTTATGAAAAATTAGTAGAAGTAAGAAAGACAGCTGACTACTTAAAAAAGAACAATAGCGGTTTTCAATTCAAATATGTTAGCTCAAGCCAAACTTTGTTAGCGTTAAGGGAAAAAATGGACGAAATGAAATTATTATTGATTCCAGAAATAACTAATACAAAAATAACAAATTTGATAGAGGGTAAAAATTCAAAAGGTAACGTAACAATTGATATTTTAACTGAATTAACAATAAAATATACATGGATAAACGCAGAAAAACCAGACGAAAAAATTGATATTATGTGGTATGGTCAAGGACTTGACACGAATGGAGAAAAGGGTGTTGGAAAAGCTTTGACTTATTCAGAAAAATACTTTTTATTAAAGTTTTTTAATATTGCAACTGATAAAGATGATCCAGACGCACATCAAGAAAAGCCACCATCAAGAAACAACGTCACTAGCACAAATGTTCAACTTAAAGATAAAGTGACTGAGAAACACGTTAAACAGCTTAAAGAGTTGTTTGAAAGAAATCCAGAAATTTTCAAGACTGTTTTGAAAACTTACGGATATAAAAAAGCTGCAGATGTTAAGCTTACTTATTATAACAAAATAGTAACTTCGTTTGAAGATGCTGTAAAAAATATTAAGGAGTCTGAATGATGGAATTAACTATTTTAAAAAAACAACTTCCTGAAATTGATATCAATTTCGAGGAAGTGAAGGCACAACTTGAAGAAAATTTGAAAGCATATGAAACACTAGTAGTAACAGAAGAAAACTTGAAGGATAGTAAGAAAACGCAAAGAGATCTTGCTGGATTGAAAAAGAAAGTAGACACATATAGAAAAGACATAAAAAAAGAAATGTCAGAACCAATCAAGTTGTTTGAAGACAAGTGCAAAGAGTTAGTTGGGATAATAGAAGACACAGAAAAGCCAATAAAAGCAGGAATAGAAGTGTTTAACGATAAAATAAAAACGAAAAAGCTGGGTTACACAGAAGGAAAAATATTGTATTTGTCTGAAAAATTTAATCTTGAAAAAGAACTGTTTGAAATCAAAGATTCTTTTTTGAATCTAACTACAACTAAAAAGCACATTGATGAAGAATTAGCTTTTCAATGTGACAACCTAGTTAAAAAGAAAGAAGCTATAGAAAAGAACAAAGAATTATTGCATCAACAAATTGCAACATTAAATAATAGTTTTGCGTTAGAATCAATTTTAACTTTTGACGAAATATCAAATAAGATTACAGATGAAAACTACATGGAGTTGTCGCAAGAGTTGTTGAAAGAAGCTACAAGACGAAAAGAGACCCAAGACAGAATTAAAAATCAACTTGAAGAGAAAAAGCAAGAAGAGTTAAAAAAATTGCAAGAAGAAACTGAAAAAGCTATTGAACAGCAAAAAGAAGTTGTCAAAGAGAAGATAATTGAGAAAGTAGACTTTGAAACAGGAGAAATCATAGAAGAAAAAAGCATAGTATTGAGAATTACAGCAGATGATGATAAATTTAGATTGTTGGCTAAGTTTTTAAAAAAAAATGAAATTAAATTTGAAAAATTGGGGGATAAATTATGAACAGACATAGAGCGTACTGGTCTGCGATGGGTTTAGAACCTGCTGAGGTTGAAAGCGTGAAAGCTAGACAATTGCGAGAATCAAGAGAAAAAATACAAAAGATAGTTTATATAATTGGATTTGACGAAACTGCAAATATATTAAGAAAAATATATGAAGAATCAAAGGAGGAATAAACATGTTAAGAATAAAAAGTGAAGATATAATAAAAATGTTGCAATTTTTAAATACTGACGAGAATGAAACAGTTAAAGACCTCATAAACGAATTAAAACAAGAAAGTTTAGTTTATGAGTTTGAAAAAATAGAGATACAAAATAAGAGGAATAAACATGAGTAAATAGCTTGATGAAAGCGGTTACCCATAAGACCTTCGGGTCTTTTTTTATAGGACTAAAGACCTATGATTTTATTTGAAATAGTGTTGACGAAGTTATATAATGATTATATAATCTAAATATAGAAAGGTGGTGATTTAGTGAAACAATTATTGTTAAATTATCCAAAAGAGTTGGATGAACTTTTAGAAAGATACATGATAGAAAACTTTATAACATTTAAGACACAAGCTATTATATTAATATTAATGAATTTTCTGAAAAACAATAAAAAAAGGAAATGAAAGCATTAATGATTTAGTATGGGAGATTTACAATTTTTATAAAATAAAAAATAAGGAGAATTAAATGGCTAAAAAGTTCTATTGGCTAAAACTTAAAGACAATTTTTTTAATCAACGTGAAATAAAAAAATTACGAAAAATTGCAGGTGGAGACACTTTTGTAATAATTTATTTAAAAATGCAATTATTAAGCATTAAAACAGAAGGAAAAATAGAATTTGAGGCAACAGAAGATACAATGTTAGAACAATTAGTACTTGAACTCGACGAAGATAAAGAAAACATAGGGTTAACAATATCTTATCTAGTTAATCACAAATTATTAGAAATAGTCGATAATGATTATGTTTTACCTCGAGCTTGTGAAAGTATAGGAAAAGAGAGTGATTCAGCTGAAAGAGTAAGAAGACATAGAGAAAAAAAATCGTTACAATGTAACGATAAAAAGTTACTAGGTAACAAATGTAACGTTACAAGTAACACAGAGATAGAGATAGAGAAAGAGAAAGAGATAGAGAAAGAGATAGATAAAGAGATAAATAAAGAGAATATATATAATGTTTTTTTTGATAAATTATGGTCATTATATCCTAGAAAGAAGGGGAAAGCATCTGTTAAACTTACTAAACGCAAAGAACTATATAAATACGGAGAAGAAGTTATAATAAAATGTATAGAACGTTACAAAAAGGACATAATAGGCAAAGAAGAACAATATATTTTAAATGGAAGTACTTTTTTTAATACTAGGTATATTGATTATTTAAACGAGAATTATGAAGAAACACAACAAAACGAGAATGAAAAAAAAGAAGATAGATGGGGTGACTTGATATGAGAGTAGAATTTTTTAAAGAACAAATTGAAAGACTGGAAACAGAATATGAAGATAAGAATTTTAAAATGAGTAAAGCGAGAATAAATCAATGGTACAATGAAATAAAAGATTATAACGAAGAATCTTTTGAAAAAGCAGTAAGCACAGTATTAAAAACAGTTTCATATTCACCTACTATGGCAGATATATTTAAAACAGGGTATTTAAAAAAGAATGCTATATATAGTAAGATATCTCAAGAGGAATTAGATTCATTACCATATTAATAAAAGGAGTTTTTCTATGTTTTATAACGAGCAAGCCGAAAAAATATTATTAGGTAAATTAGTAACGGAACCACAAGAAAACGAAAGTTATATATATAATCTAAATGAGCAAGACTTTTACAACAAATTTAACCAAAGCATTTTTAAGCAACTCAAGAAGCTCCTACAGAGCAAAAAGGAAATTGATATACTTACTATATCAGATACCTTTCAAAATAACGACGAGGCTTTCGAATACCTAGCAGAAATATCTGATGTGGCTGTACTACAGAATACCGCTACACATTTTAAAATAGTTAAAGAAAAATCATGCAGAAGACAAATATTAAAAGTATTGCAAGAATCAATGAATCAATTAAAAGATGCTGATATTGATATTGATAGCATTAAAGACGAATTAGTCCGCAAAACAAATAGTATTGAACTTAAAAGTAGTACGACAGGAAAAGATGCCCGAGAGCTTGTAGTTGAGTTACTAGAAGAAATGCAATCAATTAAAAACGGAGATAAGAAAAATATACAAGAGTATTTGACAGGAATAAAAAAGTTAGATTTAAAAACTTCTGGTTATCAACGCGGTGAAATAACATTAATAGCAGCATATCCGGGCACCGGGAAAACCTCTTTTATGTTACAAACCGCTTTCAAAATAACTAGATTTGCAAAACGTCCTTTAAAAATACTCATAGTGAGCTTGGAAATGAGTAAACAACTATTACTTAGGCGAATGGTTGGGAATACTATGAAAATAAATATCCAAAAAATTAAAAATGGCAACGTTGATGACAGCGACATTGAAGCAACAGCTAAATATTATCAGATGTTAGGGGAGCATGAAATAATAATAGACGATAAAATAAAAAAGCCTGGAGAAATAAGAAATTTACAAAGAAAAGAAAACTTTGACATAATATTTGTTGACTATATCCAGAGAATGTCATCAGATTACATGATACAAGGCAAAAACAACGAAATCGGCGATATATCAGGTAAATTGACATCAATTGCAAAAGATTATAATATCCCAGTAGTTGCATTATCTCAATTTTCCAGACCAGCAAAAAACACAAATCCACGACCGAGAATGTCGGATTTACGAGATAGTGGCAACTTGGAACAGGATGCAGATAATATAATTATTTTATTTGATCCAGAACCAACAAAGAGAGATGTTGAATTTAGAAATTATGAATTAATAATAGAAAAACAAAGAAATGGTGGAGTAGGTATATATCCAATAAGGTTTGTACCAAAATATACAAAATTCGAAAATCTGGAGGTCTAACATGAATAATCTGCAATGGATTAAAAAGTGTAAGCGAATAATTAAGGGGGAGAATATGAAAGAAATAAAAACACAAGTAGTAAATTTAAGTACTGTAATAACTTATTTTGCTAGTGGTTACAACTTGAAAGGTAAAAATATAAATGTATTAGAGTATTATGTTGATGTTGCAAAAGGAAAAGTAATATTTCATCTTGAAATAACAGATGAGGATGAGGAAACATGTTGAAGCAAAGAAAAAACAAGTACAATAATAAATATATACGGAGGGGCTAGAATGAGAGATTTAAAAGTCAAGTTAGAGGATATTGCTTGTCATATAAATGCACAATTAAATCAAATAGACGATGAATTATTAACGTTAATAGATAAAATAGAATATGCTTTATATTATGACAGTGTAGACAGAAAGAAGCACAAAGAGATTGGCGATAGTTTAGTTCGGATAAGAGAAAAATATTTATAAATGAGGAATAAACGTGAAAATAACTTTTAAAGTACCTGGAAAAATAAGAGGAAAGCAAAGACCACGAGTGACTAAATTTTGCACATTTACTCCACAACAGACTATACAATACGAAAATTGGGTAAAATTGTGTTATAGAAATATAACAAAAAGCAAGCTAATTGGATATATAAAAGCACATTTGCACATACAGCACGCAATTCCTAAGTCTACAAGCAAAAAGAATAGAGAGAAAATGCTTTGCGGTGCGCTTAGACCAGATAAAAAACCAGATATTGACAATGTGGCGAAAATTATTTTAGACAGTTTGAACGGAATAGCATATGATGATGATAAACAAGTTGTTGAGTTGACAGTTAAAAAAACTTACGGTGAAGAAGAGTACGTGAATGTAACAGTAGAAGAAATTAATACTTTTAGGATTGGAGAATAATTATGAGAAAAAATGAAGCAATTATAAGATTAAATGCATTTTTAGAGAGAAAAGTTGAAATCGAACTTGATAAAAATCTACAAATAGCAATAAAAAAAATGTTAAAAGACAATGAATTGTTAATGTCAGAAGTTTCAAATTTAGCAATAGAAAGCATTGCCAGAATCAGAGAATCTGCTGTAGTTTACGCGGAAGTTGAACAAATGAAAGAGAAATTTAAAATATTGAATGAAAATAAAGAGCTTTTAGATTTTGCAGAAGCATATAATTATGACTTGATTGAAGCGATTGATTTTATTGTAAAAGATTATTTAAAATACAGAAAAAAATTATTAATATGATTTATTAAATTATATTTAAAAATTGTTGACAAAATAATGTAATTGATGTAAACTATGTATAAGAAAGGAGGTGAACACATGAAAGTTAGACAAAGACATCCAGTCGAGGTCAAAACAATTACATTAAAAAAGCTTAGACAACATAAAAACGAAAATGATACAAAAAGTTATGACGAATCTATATTAAAATTATTGGAGGATGCAGAACGTGTTAAAAAAATTGAATCAAATCAGAGAACAAATCAAGAGAAAGATCGAAATTAGAATTCAAATGAAAGAGAAAAAACAGCTAGCAGTAAGATTAATTTCAAGTAGTATTTACAGCACAACATATTGTAAAAAATACTAGGAGGTTAATATGTTAAAATGCGTAGATTGCAGGAAAATGTTCAAAGAGCATGGTGGTAGTATACGTTGCTCAGAATGCAGAGCAAAAAACAAAGTAAAAAAAGTTGAAATTGAAATTGACGCAAAGTGCATTATTTGTAATAAAAAAATTCAGATATTAGAAGGAAAAACGGCTATTTGTGCTGGATGTAAAAAAAAGTACAAAAAAGAAGCGATAAGTTGTGGAGATTGCTTATTTGCTAGTAAGTGTAAAAAAGTGTTGAGTGGGTCAACTTATATTTTTAAGGGAACTGATTATTTAAGCTTAGGAGACGGTCACATAATCATAAGAAAGTGCCCTAACTTTATTTTTGACACAAGAGAAAAAGGCAAAGTTGATGACTTTAAAGAAAATAAATTATTAGTAGAAGAAATGGAGTATGTAAAAATAAAATAATTTAGGAGGAAGTTATGGAAACTTTAATTTTTGTATTTTTGTTTGTAGTTGCTGTATTATTTGCAATCGAACAACGCTCTAATTTTAATGAAATGTATAAAAAGTTATCGAAAGAGAAAAGAAAAAATATTTTTCTTGAAAAAGCATTAAAAGAACAAAAAGCTAAAAATAAAGAATTAAACAAAGAGATTGAAATTTTGAAAAACAAAAATATAATTGATGCTAAAATTGTTGAAAGTGATGAAGAATTTGTATTTACAGATAAAGATTACAATGAGAAAGTAATGAAAGAGTATATTGAAAGATTGAAAAATAATTTTGATAAGTTTGAGGACTTGAAAGGGGAATAATTAATATGAAAAAATACAACACGGGAGATTATAACACAGGAGAATGCAACACGGGAGATTACAACACGGGAGATTATAACACAGGATATTATAACACAGGGGATTACAACTTAGGTAATTGTAATTCAGGATATTACAACACTGGTAATTGTAACGCAGGTAATTACAATACGTGCAATTATGAAACAGGATATTTTAATACAAAAAAATCAAATAAAATACGAGTCTTTAATAAAGAAATTGATAGAGAATTATATGAAAATTGCGAAAAACCAAAATTTAT